TTTAATGTATCACTATAACCCAATTAACGACAATGAAAGCTGGACAGTTGAAACCGCACAATGGAGCAAAGAACTCACAATCACACAAGCAGAAGATGTTATCGCAGAACTTACTTACGGAGCATCAGACCATTTCCACGAGTTCGCCTATCAATGCTACCACTTTAACCCACACGAAGAGGGCACTTGGTTTGTTTAGAGACTACCAATTAAACCGATACTGGGATAACTTTGACTTTGATTTATATAAACGAATTTGTGAAATAAAAATAAACGAGATATGAGATTTAAACTAACATACCAAGTAGGACTGGCAGTAGTCCAAGAGTGGATATTCACTTCAAAGAGTTTAGCTTACTGGAAAAAAATGGACTTACTCCAGTCAGGTAGGTTTAATGATGGAAAATTTAAAGTAACACCACAATGATACCTAAAGAAAAAGCAACTGAATTGTATGAAAAAATGCGTAGGGAAGAATATCCTTTAGCAGCTAAGAGATGCGCCTTGATTGCAGTTGAATTTGCAAAGGAATTTATTACAGGAGATTTAAGTGAAGCCTTTGACAAGTTTATATACCTACAAGATATTAAAGAAGAAATTGAAAAACTATGAACATAGAACAAGTAAAAGAATACATTGAGTCAGAAGGCTTAAACGGACGAAGCAGAGAGCAGTTCTACGTGTTTAGAAGGCATTACCTTTGTTGGGCATTGTACCAAACTAAATGCTTTACGCTCAGTGAAGTTGGTAGGCTATTTAATCGAACACATTGTACTACTTTTAATTCGATACGTAAACACGAAGAGTTGAAGACCGATAGATTGTATCAGAAGATGACTGAAAGTTGCGTACAACTAATGGCAGAGCCTTTAATTATCGTTCAACAAAGACGAAATATCTTTGAGGACATAAATAAAGCTACAAACTACGAAAGATTACGCAGAGTAAGACGTTGGCTAAACGAAGGAAGATATGATCATCAAAAAAGTTTTCAACAAGAGCAACCTATTTAGATAATTAACGTTAAGTTTGTACGGTTCGCTCTCACAACATAGAACCTAAAGGAATTATTGACCCTTGTAATGAAGTAGATGTGAGAGCCTACGGAGTTGCAGGGGTTTTTTTTTACCTAAAAATTTATATTATGAATGAAATTTATTTACAATGCCAGTTTAATGACAAAGATGAAATGATAGTTTCTAAAGGAGACTATATATGCTTTGAAATTATTGAAGGAAAAGATTCAAAAACCGTTTGTATTGATAGTAAACAAGCTTACACATTAATTAAAACATTAGAGCATTTTAGCAATGAGCGGTTGGATTAAATTACATCGCAGTCTTAAAGATTGGGAGTGGTATGATGACCACAACGCAACTCGCTTGCTCTTACATTTGCTTCTATCCGTAAACTATGAAGATAGAGTTTGGAAAGGGCAGGCAATAAAGGCAGGTACAATTGTTACCAGTTGGGAGAATCTTGCAAAAGAAGTTGGGTTATCAGTCAAGCAAATTCGCACCGCAATGGACAAGTTAGAAAGGTCTAAAGAAGTGACACGCTACACGACAAACAAATGGCAAGCTGTAAGCCTTGTAAAATGGGAGAAGTTACAGTTAGTATGTGAGCAAGAGGGCAAGCAAAAGGGCAAGCCAAGGGCAACAACTAAAGAAAGTAAAGAAATAAAGAATAATACTATACCTGAATTTTCTGAGTTTTTAGCTTATGCTTTAGAAAAGAAACCTAAAATTAATCAGCAAGATTTAAGACTAAAATACGAAAGTTGGAAAGAGAGTGACTGGAGTATAAATAGAAATGGTAAATTGCAGCCTATTTCAAATTGGAAGTCAACGCTATTAAATACACTTCCTTACATCAACGAGGTATCTTATAATTTACCATCACAAATTTGGGAGGGATAAAATATGTACAAGAAATTAACGGACTTAAATGCAGAGATGTTTAGCATAAGACACGAGAAAGATGTCAGAGGCAAATCAATTGGTTGGGATTGGAATATGCTTCCTATTACAATTAAAGAAGGAACTACAACTTACATAGGAGCTGCACCTGCATCGGGAAAGACGGAGCTTTGGTTTGAAATACTTATAAACCTTTCGTGTTTACACGGTTGGAATCACGTCATATTTTCGCCTGAGACTGGAAACTCTGCAGAGATATTTTCTGAACTATGTTACAAGTTTATAGGTAAACCATATGTACAAGGGCAGAACTCAATGACTAATGGCGAACAAGTAAGTGCTGAGATGTTTATAAACCAACATTTTATAGTGATAGACCCGATTGATGAGGATTTAACCATAACAAAGTTTTATGATATGGTTGATGAGATTGAACGCAAGGAACAAATTACAATACACACTACTACAATTGATCCGTGGAATGAGCTTACTGAGGAGTTTATATCTTCTGACTTAGGAAGAGAGGACAAGTATTTGAGCAGGATATTAGGGCAAGCACGAAAAAACGCACGAAAGACAAATAGACATAACTGCATTATTAATCACGTTAGAGACCAACCAATGGTTACGGCAATGTCAATAGCAGGAACTGAGCTAAGATACTTTCCAATTCCTACGGCAAGAGACTTTGCAGGCGGTCAGGTATGGTTTAGAAAAGGTCTAAGCGTATTAATTCCGTGGAGACCACCTTACGGACTACCTAATGAAGATGGTAGCGGAGCAGAGAAAAACGAGGTACATTTAAAGGTTGCCAAAAGCAAACCAAAGGGAGTATCAAAAAACGGAATATATAAGCTATTTTTGGATGTTGATAAATACCAGTATTATATGCTTGATTATAGAGGTAACCGTGTTTATGCAAATAGAAATCCAACTAACAAACAAACTTCAATCTAATGGACATCGGACTACAAAAAATCAAAACAAGCGCAAACCTTTGGGCTATTAAAAAACGAATCCAAAACGCACGAGAGCAAATACTAAAAACAAGACCCGAAGCAACTGAGTACATTCGAGGAGCAGAGCAAAGCGAGGAGGAGTTATTAGAAGCGATAGCGTTCTTGACAAATCTTTACGAGCATTCAGTCAGTTTGAGCCGAGAGAATACAATTTTAGCCAATAGAAATATGGAGCTGAGTAGACAAAAACACGAACTTGAAAACCAATTAAAATTTAACAAAATTGAGAATGAGCTATGAAAGTAACTGATAAAATAACAATTTTTAACGAGGACAATATGCTTTTAATGGCACGTTATCCAAACAACTATTTTGATTTAGCTATTGTAGACCCTCCTTATGGAATAGGTGAGGATGGAGGTAAAGCAAGAACAAGAGGTAGCAAAAAAACAAACGGAAAAAAAAAGCTATGGGACAATGAAAGACCAAACGTGCAATACTTTAATGAATTGAATAGAGTATCAAAAAATCAAATTATTTGGGGTGGCAATTACTTTTCTGATTTACTTCCCGCTTCAAGATGTTGGTTGTATTGGCAAAAAAATATGGGTGGTGATTTTGCTGATGGTGAATTGGCTTGGACTTCATTTGATAAAGTACTAAAACAATATACTAAACGTAGCGAAACATTTAACAGAATACACCCAACACAAAAGCCAGTAGCACTTTACAAATGGATATTAGACAAATACGCAAAGCAAGGAGATAAAATACTTGATACTCATTTAGGTTCAGGAAGTATTGCAATAGCTTGTCACGATTATGACTTTGAGTTAACTGCGTGTGAGCTTGATACTGAGTACTACGAAAAAGCGATACAAAGAATTAAAAACCATACTAATCAACAAAAATTATTTTAATTATGAGAAAGGAACACAAATTAGTAGCACTATGTGCAGTATTACCTGTTTTGGCAGATTGGATTGAAGATTTAAACGACCAAACTGTATTTAAACGAGATTTGAAACGCAAAGCAAATATGCTGATGCAAGAGATTAGGAAAGTAGATAATCAAGTTTTAAGTATTTACGGAGAGAACCGAGAGCAAATCTATGAACAACAGGTTGATTTGCAGATAAAATTCCGTCAATTTGTAGAATCAATAATTGTAGACTGATATGAAAATATGTGAAATATGTAAAAATGATGTTGAATATTTAGAAGTTCATCATATTATTCCAAAATCTAGAGGTGGAACTGATGATTGTGATAATTTAAAAAAAATATGTTTAGTTTGTCACGGTTTAGCTCACGATGTTTCATTTAAAAATAATCGAGGAGGATTAATAAAAGAACAAATGGATAAATCAGTAAAGTTAAATAATGAAGCACGTAAATGGCTAGAATCAAATGAAGATTTAGTTTCTAGTAAATTAAATAAATTATATGATGAGGATGAAAAAAAATATATGTTAATGTTATTATTAATTGAAACCAGTAGAATGAGAGCTGAGCATATAGCTGAATGGGTATTAGAAGGCAAGACAAATTTTAAAACATCTTTTACATTTTAAATTTATGCCTAGATGTAAAAACTGCAAACAAAAATTTGAACCTATCAGGTTTAATATGAAATACTGCACTGAAGCAATTTGTCTTAGAGCTTTCTCTGACGAAATCAAAGCAAAGCAATGGCAAAAGACGAAACAGAAAATGAAAGCTGAGTTAGAAACAGTACAAGACATTGTAAAAGCAGCTCAGATAGTTTTTAATAAATACATAAATTTAAGAGATAAAGGATTGCCTTGTATATCTTGTGACAAACCAATAACAGGTAGAGTAAATGCTTCTCACTTTTGGAACGCAAACAACCACCATAATGTTCGCTTTGATGAAGACAATGTCCATTCAAGCTGCATCACCTGCAATCAATTCTTATCAGGTAACTTGTTGGAATATCGAACAAGACTATGTTCTAAAATCGGACAAAAAAGATTTAATCAACTGGAAGCAAAAGCAAGAGTAACACGAAAATTTACAAAAGACGAATTAAAAGAAATAATTAAAACCTATAAACAAAAGATAAAAGATGCAGGAAAGTGACTTATTTGATTTACTAAAAAAAGGATTTATACTTGATCTTGAAAAATCAAAGGATCAGTTTAGTAGATGGGATTGCGTAAGTCACAAGTTTGCATACCGAATAGAGCTAAAATGCCGAAAGACTCACTACAATAAATTAATGTTAGAGCGTGACAAGTATTTTGCATTGATTTTATCTTACGTTGAAACTGGTTACAAACCTTTGTATATCAACTCAACACCAAAAGGAGTGTATGTTTTTGATTTGAGTGAATTAAATCCTGAATGGACTACCGATACACGAATGCCAAAGACAACGGATTTTGACAATAACAATAGAGTTAAGAAGACTTACACGCTACTCAAAATAAAAAATGCTAAAAAAATAAACTAAATTGATATTTGTATCTAAATAATCTATATATTTGTCTAAACATTTAATTTTTACGCTATGAAGAATTTATTAAAATCGTTGGCATCATTCCAACAAGAAGTGCCTGTAATCCACAAGGCAACACAAGGCTATGGCTATTCTTACGCTGACTTGCCTAAAATCTTTGAAGTAATCAATCCGCTGCTTAAAAAACACGGACTTGGCTTTACTCAAACTCTACACACAAAGGATGATGTGAACTACATTGCTACAATGGTATTCCACGTAGAGACTGGAGAACACATCGAAAGCTCAATAGCTATTCCTTACGTTCAGTTGAAGGGTATGAATGATTTTCAATCGTTTGGTTCGGGTGTAACCTACTACCGCAGATATGCACTCAGTTCTGCTCTTGCTTTAGTGACGGACAAAGACACGGATGCATCAGGAGAACAAGAGAAGAAAGAAAAGAAACTACCTGCCATTGATCAAAAGCGATTTGCAGCAGCAGTACAAGCCATTGCAAAAGGCGAATACACTCGTGAAAAGCTGGAATCATCGTTTGCTTTAACGGAAGGTCAAACGGATATGCTTAACGCATTATGAAGGCTCTCAAAATTAGGTGTTCAGCTATCGGGAAACTGATGGCTACACCTCGCTCTAAAAGTGAGTTCTTGTCTCAGACGGCAAAGACTTACATTCACGAGTTAGTGTTAGAACATAAATACGGCATCAAGAAGGAGTTTAGCTCACGTTACACGGACAAAGGAATCCAAGTTGAAGATGATGCTATCTTGTTAGTCAATGATGTCTTAAACGTAAAGTTTATTTACAAGAATGAGGAGCATTTTACAAACGATTGGATAACTGGTACACCTGACGTAAACACGGAGGATGTATTGTTAGACGTTAAAAGCTCTTGGGATGCTACTACCTTTCCGTTTTTTGACACCGAAATTCCTAACAAGGACTATTTTTACCAACTTCAAGGATATATGTGGCTCACAGGAAAACAACAGTCAATGCTTTGTTACTGCCTTGTTGATACTCCTATTGAAATGGTAGAAGATGAAATCAGGCGAGCGCATTGGAAACTGCACAAGATTGACGAGGATTTAGATTTGCGTGAAGAGGTAGAGACTAAACATCAGTTTTCACACATACCTAAGAATCGAAGAGTCAAAGTATTTTATGTACAAAAAGACGAACAAGTAATTGAGCAGATAAAAGAAAAGATAGAACTTGCTCGTGAGTATTACAACGCACTAATTCAAATGCTATGAACCAAGAAGTAACCGACAAAGTAGTTTTATCCGTAATGGCTAAGTATGCTGAACGCTCTGCAACTGGACTAAAGAAATACGGAACTACATTAGACCGAGAAGACCTAACTCTTGATCAATGGATAAACCATTTGCTTGAGGAGTTGATGGATGCAACGCTTTATTTGAGCCGTATTAAGAAAGAGATTGAGCTACATTACGTCAAAGGTTTTTCAGATGGCTACCGAGAAGCGAAAAACACGGAACAAAACAAACAAGGATAAGGGGTAAAAATTGCCACATATCTTAAAACAAAATGTAAACTAAACAACAAGAACAATGAAAACAGCAGTAGAAATAATTGGCACAACTATTTTTGTATTGGTAGAAATTTATGTACTTGGAATAATTTATTGGGCTACAAAAAAACAACATTTAAAAAACG